TTCGTCTTTGGGATACTGTACGCCGTTTCCTATCGCTAACTGTTTCAATCACCCAGGAGCACCAAGATGGCCCGACCAAAGAAGTTAATCCGAACAGTTTACAAAAACATCGCCCTGCCTGAAGACCTCGCAGCCAAGGTAGAGCTTGAGCTGTACAGCGAAGTGGAAGGCAAAATTCCTTTCGGGGCACAGCAAGAGTTTTTCTCTCGCCTACTGCGGGAATACTTCGACAACCGAGCAGGGAGCGTAACGACATGCAAATAGCAACAGAGAAACAGCTAATTGCTTACCACCACAACCATGCACTGCGCACACTTGCAGCCTTTCGTGCACAGCTTTCCGGGTTGGAATGCTACTTGTCCAAAAGTACAGTAAAAGAATTACATGAACTACTGGAAAAAGTGCATGAAGAGGCGAAAGCCTCAAAGGTAAAAGTTATGTGGACTAGCACAGAAGTTAGCGTATACAGTGACTAACCACACCAGATCAAGGGGGAACCCCTTACAGATAATCTTAAAGGAAACAGCATGACCAATCTTGCAGTAGTACCAGCAAATACAATTACCCTGACACCCGAGCAATCAGATGCAATCAACAGATTGATGGAGTTTCTATCCGACCCTTCCCCAGATTCCCGATTTTTCACCTTGTCCGGCTTCGCGGGCACCGGCAAAACGTTCTGTATGCGGGAAGTCATCGCACGCAGTAAAAATAGCCGGGCAAAGTTCGCCTTCACGGCGCCGACAAACAAAGCGGCAAAGGTGCTCCGTGCTACCACAGGAGAAGCACAGACAATCTTTTCGCTTTTGGGCCTTCGAATTGACAAGACCGGGGAGTTGAAGCAACTTGTTGCGGGAAAAGCCCCGCCTGACCTGTCAGACTACACAGCGATTTTCGTGGATGAAGGCAGTATGGTGAATAAAAACCTGTTCAAACTCCTGAAGGAGAAAGCAATCACCTATGACTTGAAGGTCATCTTCATGGGTGATGCTGCTCAGCTTCCTCCGGTTGGTGAAGCGACCTCTCCTATCTGGACGCAGGTAGAAAATGTTGCCAACCTGACAAAGGTCATGCGGCATGACAATCAAATCCTAACCCTTGCCACCGAGTTGCGGGAAGCCATGAACGACTTCTGCCCCTCCATTACAATCAAGTCCTCGCATTCAGGAGGGCAAGGTGTCTGGAAAGTGGCTAAAAACACTTTCAAGCAGTCAATCTATGACGCTGCGGTTGCAGGGGAGTTCGCAGACGGCAGTAAATCCAAGGTGATTGCATGGCGAAATGCCAGAGTAGCAGAATACAACATCCTGATACGCAATGCAATATACGGCGGAGCTGCGCAATCCCAACCATACATTAAAGGGGACAGGATTGTGGCCGCTGCGCCGTGTATGCGCGGTGATGACGTGCTTCTGACTACAGACGAAGAGGCAATCATAGAAGGGGAAATAGAATGCAATCACCCCCTGGAGCCAAAGTATCGCTGTCGGGAATTGTCAGTTCGTACAGAGGCCAACAAGCTTGTGCGATTGCTGGTGCTACATGAAGACAGTGCTGAGCGCTACGCCCAGGACAGTGAAAAACTCGCCTATGAGGCTAAGGCAACCCCGAGGCTCTGGAAGAAGTTCTGGGAACACAAAGACCTATTCCATGACATCAAGTACGCCTATGCCCTCACGGCTCACCGTGCGCAGGGTTCGACATATGAAAATGTCTGGGTGGACTACCAAGACATTCTTATCAACAGGAACAGAAAGGAAGCGTTCCAATGCTTGTACGTCGCCTGTACACGCCCGACAACGAAGTTGATTCTAGCGTGAAAGCTGTTTGTATCTGCGATCTGTGCGGTAAGGAAATGGAATTTACCCTTTCTGACGCCGGGGACAGGGTGACAGGGCTAACTTGTGCATGCGGCAATGGCGCTCAGTTTCCGTGCAGTAAAGGCACTCTGGAAGAGCAACGGCGGCACATAGCAGCTCTGTGGCGTCGCTGGAAGCAGTTGGGAATATGACCCTGGAATAGCTAAGGAGATAGCAATGAGCAAGACTTTGACAGTTAAAGAATTGATAACAAAACTACTTTGTCACGACATGAGTGAACCTGTTTACATCGGACTTGGGCCGAATAGCAAGCCTGATGGAAGCGCAGCAATCCTAGATGTAATTGAATGGGAGTCAGGAATTACATGCGGCTTCGGAGTGTATTTGAACCCGAGAAACTGCTTGGTGGATAGGGATTCCTATTGGAATAACCTGGGGCATAACGCCCAAGGAGCAGCGAAATGACGGAATTTGTAACAACACTGAATAGAATTAGAGAGTATTTGCCGTGCGTGAATGGCTGGAAAAGGCTGCTGGAATCGCTTGGCAAAACAACTGCTGACGATGAGCCAGTACCGTTCCGCGTAATTCTTGAAAGCAATGGACTGGATGATGCCCTCTGGTGCTGTCGGACGGCCCCAGAGTACGACAAAGAGTGGCGCTTGTATGCAGTCTGGTGCGCGCGCCGCGTCCAACACCTGATGACCGACGAACGCAGCCTCAACGCACTTGATGTAGCAGAGAAATCTGCAAATGGCAGGAAGAGTGCTGAAGAATTAGCTACAGCATGTGAGGCAGCATGGACTGCAGTCCGTGCTACCCCGTATGATGCGGCAGGGGTCGTTCAGCGCAATGCAGCATGGGCTGCGGCATGGGCTGCATCACACGTTGCATCACAAGCTGCCCTACGGACTGCAGCCCATGCTGCAGCAGGGGTTGTGGAGGGGGCAGCGGCGAGGGCTGCCCAAAGGGGGGAGTTTTTGCGAATTGTATCTGGTAAGGGGTAACGAAATGAATGAACAGCTAACCCATACCACAGTTATGTAATTAATAGTTGCACTCTGGGAGGTTTTTACATATTATTAGGGCGGGTTACAAAATTGTAATGCGCCCTAATAACGAAAAGCAAACTGAAAGGAACAAAATGAGCGAAGTAATACAAGGAAGCATCCAAATCTGGCGTCAGAAGTCCCTGGATGGCACTATTACCCTAGAAGAGATGCGACAAGCAATTGCCGCAATCCGAAAGGAACGCGTCCAGGCCTCGGAGAAGTCCGCTGTCTCCAGAGCTGCAAAGGCAAAAGCACCCCCTGTTGATGGTGAGGCGTTGTTGCAAGGTTTTATGGAAATATAATCGCTGCGGTATTGCAGTACACTTGAAGGAGTTATAGAGAAATGAAAGCTACACACGAAATACAAGTTTACGTTCACATTCGCTTGAATAAAGAAGGCGAACCCGATATCAGCTTATCCCGCTTTCAGGGGATGGAAGACTATTACGGGAAGCTAGTGGCTATCGTGCCAATCCAAATAGAGTATGACCCACTGGAGGCAGTAGTAGCGGAAATCGAACTTCTCAAAGAAGAGGAGCAAACGCTACAAGCAGAAACACACAAAAAAGTCATGACTATACGCGACAAAATTCAATCCCTGTTAGCTATTGACTACACACCTGAACCATACGACTCGGCCCAAGAACCCTGCCCTGCCCATTCATCTGAAGGAGGCCCTTGCCATGAGTAAAGACCAATACGGAAACTTCCGCCCGATGTTCCCCCACACAGTTGACAGCACCATCCTGTCAACCTTCCGCGCCTGCCCACAGAAGTTCTTGTGGCAGTACGTTGAGCATTGGAAATCCCGCAGCCCTTCCGTCCACCTAATCGCAGGTGGCGCATTTGCTGCCGGCATAGAAGCAGCCAGAAATGCCTTCTACGTTGAAGGCCTCTCGGCAGAAAAGGCCGAAGCCGCTGGGCTAGTCGCCCTGCTTACACACTACGGCGACTTCGTTGACCCCACTGGCAGCGCCAAGTCTCCAGAACGTATGGCAGGTGCGTTGGAGTTCTACTTCTCCCAGTATCCACTCGGGGCTGATGGTGCAGAACCAATTACCCTTGCAAATGGGAAGCGTGGGATTGAATTTTCCTTCGCAGAACCACTGGCAATCAATCACCCTGTTACAGGCGACCCGATTCTGTACACTGGCCGCTCAGATATGATAGCAGAGCGGGCCGGCGGTATCTACATTTACGATGAGAAGACAACATCTTCCCTGGGAGCAAGCTGGGGGCGTCAGTGGGAGATGCGCTCCCAGTTCACAGGCTATGTTTGGGCAGCTCGTAGACAAGGTATCGTCACGAACGGCGCAATTGTCAGAGGCGTGAGTATCCTCAAGACCAAATATGACACTCTGGAAGTGCAAACCTATCGTGGGCAGCATGAAATCGACACGTGGGAAAAACAAGTCCTGCGCGATATTGCACGGATGAAGCAGATGTGGGAAGAAGGATACTGGGACAGGAACCTGGACAACGCCTGCACTGACTACGGCGGCTGTGCCTTCACTCAAGTTTGCAAATCACGCGACCCAGCTGACTGGCTACCAGTGAACTTCGAGAAACGCGTCTGGGATCCACTGCTCCGCAAAGAAACTTCCGTGGCGGACTACGAAGCCTCGTGGTCGCACGTCCGTGACCCTGACGAACCCCCTGCACAAGGCTTGGCACCGGCCCCAACTGGTAATGGTGACGACCTTATGCAGGAACTTTCCGATATGGGAAGCCTCTAATCAGGGCTTACTCAAACCCTTGCTAGAGACAGTAACGAAGCTGGAGTTCCAGAAACTTATGAAACATTATGAAAGGAAATCACCATGATGCTATGGGCATACTTTGCAGGTATCCTAGTCTGCATACTCTGGTTCGCCTGCTTTGCTATTGGGCTTCTGCTGTCGCGTCTGCTGAACGCCATTGATGATTACTTCATCCTGCGCCACAACGACCAGTTAGAAGCTGTCGAACGTTTAAAACACTCACTTAACTCACAAAGGAATCATGATGACTGATACGACACCCGCAGTTCCAGGAACCAAATCCCTTCTCCCAGGCCCCAACGTACTCTTGATGGGGCCAGCCGGCACCGGCAAAACCCACAGCATCGGGTCGCTGGTTGATGCTGGGGTTGAAGTCTTTTACCTAGGACTAGAGCCTGGACTGGAATCACTCCTCGGCTACTGGACTGACAAAGGCAAAGAAGTTCCAGCTAACCTCCACTGGCACCAGTTAGCCGCACCTCGTGCATCCTTCCTGGACATGATTGACAGTGCCACGAAGATAAACACTATGGGACTGGACTCCCTCGCCAAAATGTCCGACCCCAAGCGTTCCAACCATAACCAGTTCATCAAGCTCCTGGAGGCTCTCAACGACTTCCCAGACGACCGTACCAATACCAAATTCGGCTGTGTTGATACATGGCTACCGAACAGGGCACTTGTCATGGACGGAATGGCAGGCCTTTCTCGCGCGGCAATGTCTCTTGTTGTCGGCGGAAAGCCTGTCAAGAACCAAAGTGATTGGGGCATTGCAATGGATACAGTCGAGCGCATCCTTCGTATGCTTACAGACAATTGCCGTTGTATGTTCGTCCTTATTGGTCACGTTGAGCGAGAAACTGATGCAATCCTTGGCGGGGTTAAAATCTCCCTCTCCGCCTTGGGTAACAAGCTCGGACCAAAGGTCACTCCTATGTTCTCTGATGTCATCCTCACAGTTCGTGAAGGCGCTAAGTTCACATGGTCAACCGGAAGTGCGCTTGCCGATACCAAGACCCGCAACCTGCCAATTGCAGAGGGCATTTCTCCTGACTTCGGGTTGATTGTGAAGAAATGGATTTCCCGTGGGGGCGCGCTGTAATGGATGAACTTCAAATTATCGTCAATATGGTGAAGACTCTACCAACATTTGCACTTTGGGTCTTGGCGGGTCTTTTGTTCTACAAGGTTACTGTAATCGGGCCAATCTTTGGGATATTGAGGCTTCTCATAAACAAAGTCTTTGAGTGGCAGGCAAAGCCTAAGCAACGTAAAATCTATGACAGATGTATCGACCTAAAAACTTACAATGCACTGGAAACACAAATTCAACGTCTCAGCACTTCTAACTGGATTCATGTGTCAGATGTGCGTAAGCTGAGAATATGGCTGGACACAGTAGAGGAGGGGGCAGGTAAATGACTTCAATTACGACAATGTTACTCCAGCTAGAGGGCCTACTAGGTACAGAAGGCCTTAATGACTGGGAAACTGGTTTTGTTGTCTCCGTACTTGAGAAGTCCCAACACGGTAAAGTTACCACAATACTCAGCAGCAAGCAGGTAGAAGTAATAGACAAAATCTGGTCAAAGCATTTTGCCTGACTGCCCATTACAGTTATTAAAATAGGAGTTGCAATCTGAAAAACTATATGCAATCATAACATCACTCGTACAATCCACCGCACGAGACCTAGCAGTAAACCGTTGCTCTTAAACCTTAGCTCTTTAGCTTAACTTGTAAAGGAAATAAAAATGTCATTCGATGCTCAAGCTTTTCTAGATTCCTCAGTTGTCGGTGCTAACGATACCAAAGTAATCCCAGTTCCTGTAGGCGAATACGTAGGTATCATTGAAAAAATCGCACCGCGCCAATGGCAGTCCAAAGACGGTACATCTTCCGGCATCGCGCTGGACATCTTCTGGCTCGTTGAAGACGCAAATGTCAAGCAATACCTTGGCCGGGAGACAGTAACGTGCAAGCAAGGCTTGATGCTGGACACGACCCCAGCGGGCGCCTTGGATATGTCCAAAGGTAAGAATATTGGCCTCGGGCGTCTGCGTGAAGCTGTTGGCGCAAATGACCCGTCAACCCCATTCTCTTTCTCGATGTTGCCGGGTTTGTCAGCTAAAATCAATGTTACCCACCGAATCAGTGGCGATGACACATTCGCAGAAGTAAAGAATGTTGCCAAGCTGTAACCGCAGTTCGTAGCAAGCCCAAGGGGCAGGGTGCATGGATTAGTCTTTCTCCCTCTTCGGCCCCTTGGGTGTTTTCCTTAACTGAACGCCTTTTGGCCAGTGCTGATATATGAAAATCCGAATTAAATGCAGCACCCGCCCAGTTAGCTATTGCGCTGTCTGGGTTTTTTTACGCCTATTGAAAGCGCTTGCGCGGCTTCGGCAAAAGCGACAAGCCAAGTCCATTTAACCACTACCATACGGAGAAAGCTTTATGCAAATCGTAGACACCAAGAAACTAATCATTACAAAAGACAGGCAGAGGAAGGAATTTTCCGCTGAAGCCCTCGGGGAACTCTCGGAAGCAATCCGTAGCAAAGGTCTCATGCACGCCATAGTTGTGCGGGAGACAGACGAAGGTTTAGTACTTGTGGCGGGCGAGCGCAGACTAAGAGCAATTGAAGATATGGAAATGCTGGGCGGTAAACTCCGCTACGACGGACAGACTATTCCTCCGGGCTTTGTCCCCTATGTCACCCTTGGACAACTCACACCCCTGCAAGCCGAAGAAGCCGAACTCGACGAAAACCTGCATCGCAAAGACTTAACCTGGCAAGAAAGCGCAGCGGCTATGGCTAAACTCCACCGCATTCGCTCCCAGCAAGCTCAGGCCGAAGGTCGCATCCACACGGTAGCTGACACCGCAATGGAAATCAAAGGGCGCAGTGACGGCTCCTATCAAGACTCTGTCCGCAAAGACTTGATTGTGGCGAAGCACCTTGACAACCCTGAAATAGCAAAAGCGAAATCTGCGGAAGAAGCATTCAAAATCCTCAAGCGGCAAGAAATAACACAAAAGAACATCGAACACGCTGCAACTGTAGGTAAGACATTTTCTTCCTTCCTGCACCAGGTTCACAATGTTGATTGTCTGGAATGGATGGCAACTTGCCCTGCTGAGCAATTCGATGTAATCCTCACAGACCCGCCCTACGGCATAGGGGCTGACACTTTCGATGATGGTGGCAATGGCAGACTTGCCAACAACGAACACCACTACAAGGATGACTATGAGCACTTCCATGACCTCATGACTAAGTGGGCAGTCCTATCCTATCGCGTAGCAAAGCCAGAAGCTCATGCCTATGTTTTCTGCGACTTGGACAACTTCCACGAACTTAAAGCTATGATGCAAGCGGCTGGTTGGTACGTCTTCCGCACGCCATTTGTCTGCACCAAACCAAACTCTGGTCGCGTACCACTCCCCTTTGAAGGCCCCCGTCGCCAATACGAACTCATCCTGTACGCAATCAAAGGCCACAAGAAAGTCACAGCAATCTACCCAGATGTTATCACTACTTTCCAAGATGCAGGACTCCAACATGGCGCGCAGAAGCCAGTTGCGCTGTATGAAAACCTGCTTACGCGTAGTGTTCGTGCTGGCGACAGCGTGCTTGACTCCTTCGGTGGTAGTGGCACCCTCCTCCCCGCTGCGCATAACTTAAAGTGCAAAGCCACTGTGCTTGAAAAATCCCCTGAATACTACGGTATCTGCCTCAAGCGTCTAAATGCCCTGACCGATGGCTCACCGGCACTTGACGGCGAAGCCCTTGGCAATGAGTTGAAAAACCTACTGGGAGGTCTCTGATGCCCATAATGCCGATTGGTCCAACTGATGCTAAGATTGCACTTGTGGGCGAGTTCCCCCATGAACAAGACCTTCTCAGGGGTCAGCCTTTCTGTGGTGGCCCCGGCATGGAACTTAGCCGTATCCTTAAGGAATCGGGCCTCTCCCGCGAAGAGTGCTTCATCACAATGGTCTGCAATGACCGCGTACCGCGTAGCAGAATTGAAGGCGTCATCGCCACGAAGAAGAAAGACATCACCCCTGCCCATGTCTTGTACAATGGGAAGTGGGTGTTGCCACAGGTCGTAGCGGGCATCGAACGCTTGAAGCAAGAACTGGAACTGCTCAAGCCCAATGTCGTCTGCACTTTTGGCAATCTCGCTCTCTGGGCACTCACTGGGCAATGGGGTGCTGGGCGCTGGAGAAGCTCTGTCATGGAGTCAACGCTAATCCCTGGGTTGAAAGTAATTCCTACAGTTAGCCCCGCGTTGCTACTAGCACAGTGGTCATTGCGCCCATTGCTGGTACATGACCTGAAGAGGGTGAAGAGAGAAAGCGGTTTTGCGGAGATTATTCGCCCGGATTACAACTTTGTAATACGCCCTAATTACGACACAGCCCTTGCCACTCTAAACGAACTCATCCAGCGCGCAGATGCCGCAACCGCAACTGGGGCGAAACTCAAGATCGGGGCTGACATTGAAACACGCGCAGGTCACATTGCCTGCATTGCTTTCTCCTGGACACCCCACGATGCCATTTGCATACCCCTGATGTCCAGCACCAACCCCGAAGGCTATTGGAGTGCAGAAGAAGAATCCCAACTCGTCTTTTTGATGTGCAAGTTAATGTCCCTTGCCACAATCATCGGGCAGAACTGGAACTACGATGCTCAATACATCTACCGCCATTGGCATTTCCTTTGCCCTGACGTACAAGACACGATGATTCAACACCATTCATGCTTCTCCAACCTTCCAAAGAACCTGGCCTTCCTCTCCAGCATGTACTTGGAACACCACCTTTACTGGAAAGATGACCGTACGAATTGGACTGAAGGGCCAAAAGGGGAAGGCGAGGATGTTTTCTGGAAGTACAACTGCACTGACGCCATGCGCACACTTGAAATCCACCGTGTCCTGGAACAAGTCGTCACCGATATGGGGATGCAAGAAGTTAACCGCTTCCAGCAATCCCTAGCACCTGTTGTGCTACAGACAATGATTCGCGGTGTCCGTGTTGACCTTTCCCGGCGGGAGGAATTCTCACAAGCACTGCAGCAAGCAGAAGCCGAGCGCCTGCAATGGATGCAAGATGTTCTTGGTCATGAAGTAAACATCAAATCCCCTAAGCAGATGCAGGAACTCTTCTACCGCGAACTCAATCAGCCGAAAGTCAGACACCGTAATGCAGAAGGCGGAATGTCCGTTACGACAGACGACGAAGCCCTGCATAAAATTGCGCATCGTGAACCTATCCTTGCCCCGCTGTGCAAAAAAATCTCTGAACTTCGCAGCATTGGCGTTTTCCACTCCACCTTCATCCAGGCGCGCCTTGACATCGACGGGCGCATACGGACATCCTTCAACATCTGCGGAACTGAAACCTATCGCTTCGCCAGCAGCAAAAACGCATTTGGTACTGGCCTCAACATGCAGAACATTCCCAAGGGCGGTGATACAGAGGACGGTGGACTGACCCTCCCCAATATCCGTAACATCTTTATCCCAGATCAGGGCCACACGATGTTTGACATTGACCTGGACAGCGCAGACTTACGCATTGTGACTTGGGAAAGTGACTGTAAATGGATGAAAGACCACTTCGCCAATGGCCGCAAGCCCTACATTGAGGTCATGCGGGAATACTACCATAACCCCAATATGACCAAGAACTCACACCCACGTGAGTACGGCATGTTCAAATCCCTGTGCCATGGCACGAACTACCTAGGCACTGCAGATGGTATCGCACCGCGCATTGGGCTGCTTGTCCATGAAACAGAACGCATCCAGAAATGGTACTTTGGTCTAGCACCAGAAATCAAAGCCTGGCAAGAAGAAATCAAAAAGCAAGTAGTTGGCCGCAGGTATGTCGAAAACGTCTTTGGGTATCGTAACTACTTCTTTGACAAAATCGAAGGTACAATCTTCAATCAAGCCGTTGCATGGATTCCGCAGAGCAGTGTGGCTTGCTTAATCAATCGGGGCTACGTCAACATTGCGAATAACCTGCCGGAGGTTGAAGTTCTCCTTCAAGTGCATGATTCCTTGGCTGGTCAGTTCGACTCTCTCCACGGTGATTGGGCTTTGCGCCGAATTGCAGAAGAATGTGAGATAGAACTTCCTTACGATGAGCCGTTGGTTATCCCTGTGGGTGTTGTTAGTAGCAAGGTTAGCTGGGGGCAGTGCGGGTAATTTTGTAGGGGGG